CTCATGCATGCGGACGATGTTGATCTGGTCACACATCTCACCCGTGTGGGGCTACGGCCGAATGTTGTAGTGCCTATAGGCGAGGCTGCGCTTGTAAAACTATGTGACGTACACAGACTTACCAAGTACCGGGGCAGCGTGCTGCCTTCGACGCTGGTGCCCGGACTTAAGGTCGTGCCGACATTCGCTCCTGAGTACATCATGCGCGGTAACTTCGGTGATTTGTTCATCGCGCAGCACGACGCAAAGCGTATCTTGAGTGAGTCAGCATTCCCGGACATACGCCGCGAGGTATGGACGCCTATCACCAAGCCATCTTTCGAGATAGCTGTGGGTTGTCTTAATGCCATAAGGAGTGATGAGTTATGGTCCCTAGATATCGAAACACGAGCGGATTCGCTGACGTGTGTGGGGGTGGGTTTTGGTTCTACCGCCTTATGTATCCCTCTACAAACTACGGTCGGCCCATATTTCACACCCGCCCAAGAACTCGCAGTATGGCAAGCCCTTGGTCGCCTCATGCGCCGCAATCCAAACCTCGTAGGACAGAACCTGACTTTCGACCTGGAATGGCTTCTCGACTACGGCATTTTACCTACGGCAGTACGTTTGGATACGATGCTTGGGTTCGCTCTCCTTTATCCCGAGTTTTCAAAGGGTTTGGACATGATAGTGAGTTTATACACGGATGCGCCCTACTACAAAGACGACGGAAAAACGTGGGGCTGGAAGCAACCCGACGAAAGGCTCTGGTATTATAATGCCCAAGATTGTTTCTACACGCTGCGCGCGGCGATCGGTATTGAGAAGGAGTTGTTCCTGCAAGGGCGCCTGGGTTTCGTTCATGATTACATCAACAAAGAAATCTTTGCGGCGCTGGAGATGCAGCGCACGCGACTCAAGAGGAACGAGGTAAATCATGAGCTTCTTCGGGACATCGCACGGAGGGAGGCCGAGGCTACACGAGCCTTTCGCGAGTTGGCGTCTGGCATTATCGTCAACATCAACTCACCCAAGCAAGTCAAGGACTTTCTCTACGGCCACAAAAAACTTACACCAATTATTGTTGACCACAAGCAAAGCGTGGATGAGAATGCGCTCAAAACCCTTCGTACAAAGTACCCAGATTGCCAGGAACTCGAACTTATCATCAAGGAACGTCATCTACGCAAAAAGCTGTCCTCTTATCTTGACACAACGATTGATCCCGATGGATACTTGGGCTGCGCGTGGAACATTGCTGGCACGGAAACCGGACGATGGAGTAGTGGTAAGTCAGCTCATAGACGTGGTCTCAATCTCCAGACAGTGCCAAAGCTTCTTCGATATTCGTATGAGGCGCCGCCGGGCCGCGTTTTCATTCAACCCGATCTCTCCCAAGCCGAAGCTCGGGTATCTGCCTATCTTGCGCGTTGCCCCGACCTTATCGCCCTCTTCGCCGACCCTAAGCGCAGCGTCCACATGGAAAACGCCCTAGCAATTTTTGGCCACGAGGTGGTCAAGGACTCGAAGAATTATGTCATCGCGAAACAATGCTTGCATGCTGCAAATTACAAAATGGGACCGGATAGATTTGCAATCGAGGCTGGTATCTCGAAAGCTCGCGCCCAAGAGATATTGGGTACATATTACGCGCGCTATCCTGAACTACAGGCTTGGCATGCACGCACCCGGGAAGCGATTCTTCAGGTCGGCAAACTCATCACACCACTAGGGCGGGAAAGGATATTCTATCATGCACGGGCGGAGGTACTACTCACGGGTTCGTTATCTGGCGAAAGTTGGCGAAACGCAATCGCCTATATCCCACAAGCTACGGTGCCCGACGTGCTCAACCAGGGCATGCTGCGTACGTGGGCTGAGCTGGACTATCTTTGGTTGCATCACCAGGGCCATGACTCTTGCCTTGTTTCTGTACCTTATGATCGCCTCGGCGAGTGTTGTGAGCGGCTGGTTGCCAATCTTGCTATCCCTATCCCTATGGGTTTTGCTACGCTGGTTATTCCCACGGAAATTGCGTGGGGCCGATATTGGCACCCGATGGTTAAGTGGCAAGGTGAGCGCGATGCTACGCCACTACTGGCGGGGTACGAAACACATGTCGCAGAAGAAATGACATACGAACACGTGGCTGCGGAGATGGCATGAGACTTTGTCCCGAGTGTCATAAGGAAATGGGTTTTGATGACGGTATTCCGGTCTGTCCCTGGACACAATGCTGGGATCATCCATGCACTGCGTGCTGGGATGCACACCTGGCCATGCACGTGTTGGCGGCCGGAAACGAAAGTGGCATAGTGCAACCTTACTATAAGGTCATTGCACTAGACCTAGAAAGGCGCAGATGTTCACTTGGAGAACTGGTAAAAGATTCATGAGGGAGCCCCATACGGGGCCGTCGTTTCTCGTTGACCAACTCGTTCCGGCGCAGGGCATCACATTGGTATTTGGCCCGCCGTCGTGCGGCAAATCCACGCTGCTTTGGACAATGGCCGAGTCGATTCGCAAGGGCACGCCGTTCCTCGGCAAGTACCGCACGTCGAAGGCCCTGACGCTACTCTGTAATCTTGATATGCCGAGCATCCAAATTTACAATCGCATGAAGAATGCGAACTACGAGCCGAGGTTTGACATATGCGACTTTGCAAACCACCTGAATATTACTACCTTACAAGCCAATCACCCTGGCGTTTTTCAGGCATTGGCATACAAGGCGAGACGCTACCAAGTGGTTATGATCGACTCACTGAGTACGATCACCAATGGACTGTCGCTAAAGGACGACTGGGTCCCCGGCTTAACCGTCGCCGCCCTAAGGGGCCTTTTTCCACACCAGGCTATTATACTTCTCCATCACTCTCGCAAGCAAACAATAGGGCAGTTTGGGCCTATCCCGCCCCACAGGGAAGACGCTCTTGGCTCCAATCTATGGATGGCTATGGTCCAGTCGGAGCTGCAAATGTACCTCAAGGGGAACCATTTAGCGCATTTGCAAATAGTCAAGTCCCAAGTGGCGCCTGAGAATGAAGGCGACGACGTATATGTAGACGACGTGGGATGTCGCGTGTTGCCGTACTTGCCCAATGATGCAACGCAGTGGCTGCTGCGCTTGAGTCGGGCCGAACAAAGCGCCGTCGCCCTGGACCCTGCGTACACGAAAAAATCGATGGTCGAGCGTCACGATGTCATTGGGACCTTACTGACGCCGCCTATAACAGGACGTACGGTACGACGATGGATCATACGAACGAAATATCAGATGCTGCCGTAGTTCACTGCGCGGAGTGTGGCGGCCGAAATGACGACAGTCGAACCATGGCGCGCTGCCCATTTTGCCTGGCGTGGTTGTGTGACCTTTGTGCCCTGGACAAAGCGCACTTTACCCTGGATAAACTGGCGGGGAAAGAGGAGTTTGCATGGACACCACGAAGTCGTTATGCCTGGCGGTGGATGACATGAGGGGGTTTGATGGAACGTGCGATGAGTGCAATTGCACCACACAACTCTATGCTGTGTGTCATGTGTGTGTACCGTTTAGGGCCTTTTGTGGCAGGTGCAATAAGGCCGACAAGGTAATGCACGGGCTCAAAGACGAGAAGTATAAAGAAGAACGAGTACAACGAATCTACGTGCGCAGAACAAAGGAGGGGACCTATGATCGTGTTTCAGAATACAGTGAAATTATCCGAAAGGAGACGGCTTTTGCTCGTACCAATTGGCGACGTTCACTATAATGTGAAGGACTGTGACAAGCCTCGTTTCCATCGTTTGATTGCGTGGCTGTTGGAGCGCGAGGAGGCGGGCGATGTGGTGCGGATCGTGGGGCTGGGCGACTACACGGACCCACTGTCTACGAGCGAGCGCGCGGCATTTGCCAGCATGAAAGGCGGTGAGGGTGCCCACGACACGACGCTCGAATTGTTCGATGGCGTGGCCGCCGAGATGGCATATAAGATCGGTAGCGTGTTGTGGCCCGTGCGGCACATGATCGTGGGGCTCGTGGAGGGGCACCATTACATGCGGTTCGCAACTAACGAAGTAGGAGTGAAAGGTGAGACAAATACTCAATTCCTCTGCAAATGGCTGGGCACACAGTATCTGGGTGAGATCGCACTGGGGCGCATGGTACTGCCCCACAACCTGGGCCTCGATCTGGCTGTGTTCCACGGCAAGGGCTCACCTGGACTCAACACGCGTAAGAAGGTCGGCGCCGCCTTCCCGCAGGCTGAAGTGGTCCTCACTGGACACTCCCACGACAAAATCGTGGGGTGTGACCAGGGTTTGGTGCTGGACCCAACGTCGCCAGATGGCATTCGCGCAGTCAAACGCTACTATGTTGGCACAGGAAGTTTCATGCGAGGATATATTCCCGGCCGCGCTAGCGGCTCGTATATCGAAAAGGCAGCGTTGCAACCGAGTGAGCTGGGCGTTGCGGTCGTTGAAGTCAGGATCGAAAAACGTGGTGGTAAGTGGCGTAAGGACTTTCACGTAAGCATATAGGAGGAAGCATGACAGGTTCAATTCGAATCGACGCGGCGCTCGCGGAACAGATTGATGCGCTGGTCCGTGATTTCATTCAGGTAAATGTATTTCGTGGTGCAGTTAAAGTCACGGCAGTCTCTCGGGGAAGCCGCGAAACGCGTACGCCCAACAACATCGCCACGCAGTACCCCTATTACGATGTAAACTACGAAGGCGTTCTGGACATACTGGCACGAGACAATGAAAAAAATAAAGTGTAAACGCTGTGAGTGGACCACTGATAATGCGATTACCAAGGTGGGTAGTAAACTCAACACGAGCCAGACTCGACTACGTACCCATGCGGCTCGTATGCATCCAAGTGAATTCGCACGAATTCAGCGCTGGCTACGAGATAGTGAGCCTTTCAACGGCGGCTGGTCGCACGATGCAGATACGTAGGGTCACTGGCAAATTGTACGCCGATCGCGCGCTCATGTGTTGCTTTGAGTGCCGTCGTACCACGCAGCAACTTGCGAAAGTTGACATTCACAATCAGCACCTACGGGCATGCGGATGCATCGAGTGCCGAGTACTGCTGTGCGTGCACTGCAAGACGCAGCACGAGACCCTACATGAGTTGGGTGGTGAAGAGATGGTCAATCCGTGGAGTCGCGCCGAAGTAGCGGAACACAAATGGCGAGAGGGAAAAAAATGAAATACTCAGCACAATTCGAAAATGCGTTCGAGCGAACGCTGGGCGAGGAAGGTGGTTATGTATCAGACCCCGATGACCCAGGCGGTGAGACGAAATATGGTATTTCGAAAAGGTCCTATCCAGGCGAGGACATCGCAAACCTATCCATGGAACGCGCTAAAGAGATATATTACCGCGACTTCTGGACTAGGCTTTCTTTGGACCTGGTACGGGGCGATGTCGCAGCCGAAGTCTTTGACACTGCGGTCAATATGGGGCGGGCGGCTGCTGTGCAAATTGCCCAAGAGGCGGGGAACTATCTCGGCGCGTCGCTCAAGGTTGACGGTCAAATGGGATACCTCACAGCGTCCGCACTCAACCGCATTGCTAGTCCCGACCTTCTCAAAGTTCTTAACGGTTTACAACTGGCCCGATACGTTGGGCTTGTGCGTGACGATCCACAGCGTCAAAAGTACGCACGAGGATGGCTGAAGCGAATTCAGGTGGTCCCTATCTAGGTGCGGTGAGATTGTTAATGAACCGTCGCCCAGTTTCGTCGGTATGTTGTATCATCTTAGGCAATAGGGCTTCGTAAAGCCCTCGGGCGTCAGGGCCGCCTCCAATGCCCGGAGTTCGTGCAGCTTCGCCAAGGTAACTCAGGCTTTCGGCGAGGGCCCTGGAAAGTCCGCCTTCGCCCTCAGACATGTATGATGCGACGGCGCCCTTGGCCTCGGGGTGAAGTTGAGGCAGGATGGTGCGCAAGAGACGTGCCTGCATGTCAGGCGAAAGATCGGCGGCAAACTGTTTATTGAATCCATGAAGCACTTCATGGCCTACTGTACCCGGGAGATTAGGGTTAATGCCGACCGCTTCCGACCCAAAAATGGCGCCAGAGGGCGCGCGGCCGCGAAGCGTGTTGGGATGAATATTAACTTGGCTAAGTACCGGATTGACCTGGCGATGCGTGCCGTAGTTTTCAGCGATGTCTAGGCCAAGGCTACTAAGTAGGCGGTCCACGGTGTCGGGCGCCGCCTTCGCTACCATGGCACCGGACAGGGTGTCGGTTGCGGCTCCAGGCACAGTGATGTTGAATTGTTTGGGCGATTTCACGACCGCCTCCAGCAGCGCTGGATCGAAGCGACGAAGCCCCTGCACGGCCTGCTTTTGGGCCGCTGTGCGAATAGGACCCAGGACGGCGCCACTTGCGCCCCCGAATCCGCCCATCCAGTTGATGGGGTTGAGTGCATTTACTACGTCGTTGAGCGTGGCCCCGAGCGGACCCTGGGCCTGCGCGGCCTCACGAGGTTGGGCACGAGCGCTGCCCATGAGACTGCCTTCGAGGTTGAGTGCGGCGTCGGCGGGCGACGAACCCGTAGAGCGCCCAACATTCAACACACGCATCAGGATGTCAAGGGGTGAGGGTGAAGAAAGTCCCTCCGTGTTTCCTATGGGCATTATGGCTTCTCCTCAGTGCGACGAATTATCATGCCGGCCACAGGTGATAGGGCCTTCGCCTGACGAAGTAAGGGCTTGGCGCTACCTTGCTTTGCGGCCGTTACACCGGCCCCGACGGTCTCAATCACATCGCTCAGCTGTGGCCCCACAAGTCGCCGATATAGTGACGTGGTGCCATACAGCGCAGCGCGCCACGCATCGTATGCAATTCCCAGTCCCCCAATGTACGCGACGTTCTCTAGTTGCCTTAAGGCGACATTCTCGGGGCGATCCGTACCCTTTATGGCGGATGACACATCCGCAAATACTTCACCCACTACGGGCGCCGTCAGAAGGTATCTTACAAAGGGTTGGATATTTCCCGTTTTACCGCCACTCGCGGCGTATCGACCCGCTTCTTTAAAGATGTCGTTCCAGATAAACTCGCCGCTCTTGAATCCAAAGTTCGATAGCTGCGCGAGAAAGCGACCGTAGGGCGCGGTCCAGCCGAGGGGCAGGTCCTTCACGTTGGTCTGGAATTGAGTCGTGTTCTTGAGGTAACGGCCGGCTTTGTAGAGTTCGTCAAGTGTGTAGGCGCCCCGGCCCAGTACCTCCATGGGTTCGATGCCCATCTCGCGGATGCCTCGGCGCAGGCGCTCCGCCTGGACGGGCGAGACACTGGGGTCGCGTAGCCGCGCGAGTAGGTCTTCAGCGTATATCTTGCCACCCAGAGCAGCGAAGCGCCGGTTGAATGATTCGATGGTAGCAAAGGGCGTGGCGCGCCGCAACACTACATCAGCCACCTTTGAAGGACCGGCGATACCCTGGATGTCCCGCATAATCTGGTCGAGGGTTCCGGCCGCAAGTTTCGCGAAGTCCTGGCCTCCCTCAGTCATGAGTCCTTGGAAGGTTTTAAGCGTGTTGCCGTACCCGATTTTCATGGCCGTGAGCGACGACTGCGACGCATTGTTGATGAACGCAAGCGGGAGTTTGGTCACTACCTCGAAGGCGTTGCCATATGGATACAAACGGGCTACAGCTTGTTCATTGGCATTGAGTTGTGAACGGCCTGTGATGCGATCAATATAGTTCTTGGCACGAGTGGCGGCAAGGTCTCCGTATTCGATGCCCACGGCATTAACCTTATTGTATGCCCGTTCGTTTTGGGCACCAAAAACTTCGGCTTCGTTGATACGTTTATATGCTTTCTCGAAATAATCTGGTAAAACTTTACGTGCGTCATAGTCAATGGTTGAGAGTTTGACAAGCCGAGCGTTCTCTAGATTGCCGTATTCCATGCGCGAGTTGCGGCGCATCTGTTCGTAAATGTTTGTTGCTTCCCCCACGGAAATTCCGGTTTTTCCCTGTCGTGCTAGTTTACCCGATACGTCGGCCTGTATCTCCTGAATGGTCCGGGTGCGAGCCGATGGGTCGCGTTCGATGGCATCAAAGTCTGGGCGATTGGGGTAGTACGAACCCTCAAGTGGAACCCAATCATAAGTTTCGCCCGTCGCCCGATTCCGTATTTTTAGCTTGGCATCGGCCGCGCGAAGGCCCACTTCACGGGTTCGGACTTGAGTCTCAGCGGCCAGTTGGGCGACCGTGGGGTTACGGGGTGCGGCCCCGTCATTGAGAACGTGGCCCAGGTTGGTCGCATCGTCGGTCGAGAGAGCACGAAGGCGGTCGAGATAATCATGTGGCTTGACATTGGCAACGGGATCACCCACGAACACGCGTGCGTAGTCCGCCTCGGTGCGATCGGCTGCGGTTCGCACGTCCTTCGCAAGAGCGTCGCCAAACTTACCGTAGCCAGCTATCTCGCGGGTGGAGTTCTTACCGACATAATTCCAGAGGGCCTGCAAGGGACCAAGCTCTTTGCGAAACGTCGGTGCACCGGGAGGAAGCGTGGGATCGGCGGCGCGTGGATCGGGTGTCATACCCATGAGTTTGGCCCCAACCTCGGTGGTGCGGCGTGCCGGGCGCGCCCCTGGAAGTTTGCCGGTCAGAGCCAACGTCTCGTATTCCTTTGTCGCGAGCTTGGGATAAAGTGCGTCCGGGATATTATTCTCACCCTTAGCGGGAATGGCCGACCGTTCAATAAGACGTTCGGCTAAGCCCTCGGGATTATAGACCTTTTGCATTTGAATGGCATGAGAACGCAACGCCTCTACATCAATAGCACCTTGCTCTCGCAGTGCGGGCGCGAGATCATATGTCCCATACTTACCTTGGGGCGGTTGGCGCCCCATGGCCAGCGCCTCGGCGGCTGCCTCTTCGTTAAAACGATTCTGTCCTTGAGGGGTTTCGTAGACTCCGCGCGGCGATGTGGTGGGTCGCGCAACGGGCTCAAATCCGGCAACGCCACGCCGAGCCAGCACCTGTTCCGGGGTCTCACGACTCATGAGCTGGGCAAGGAGTTCCTCTTCGGTGGCTTGGGCAGGGGCAATGGAAAGATGTCTTTCGGGCGTTCGCGGCAAAACGTCAAGAAGCTCGGTCACGTGCGATCGCGGTGCAGCTTCAGCCTGGGAAACAAGGGCTTCGAATGGTGATGCAGCCTTTGCCGCACGGATATGCAGGGCACGTTCTACGAGGCCCCCGGCCAGGCCGAACGGTGCGCCAACGAGCGCAGCGGTGGGAACATTTTCAAGCGCAGGCCGACCATCAATCATGTTTGACGCCACTTGCCCGGCAGCACCAATACCGGCCGCTTCAGTTGTGCGCAGTCCTACACGCGCAACTGTGCCTAGGCTTTTGGCAAGGGGGATGCCCGGGATGGCACCGAGGGCTGCGCTTAAAGCAACCTGCCCTGGTGAGTTTCGCTTCTCCATCAGCTGGGCAATTACCTCCCCCAACGCGCCTCCGGCCGCCCCACCAAGGAGCGTACCTCCCGGCCCCAGTACGGACCCTCCAATGCCGCCCACGAGCGCGGGCACCACTCGTGCCGCAGCTGCAAGATATGGATGCGCCGATGTGGCCTCTGGGCCTACGGGTCGCATACCTGCGGTTTCGTCGAGTGGTCGAAGCCCTAAGTCAGAATCTTCGGTTTGTGTCGCGGCTTCGAGGGGGCGCAACCCTAAGTCTTCGTCAGCCATGAGTTACCTATTGCACGAGTTTATAGCCGCGTTTGATTGCGGCCTGGAGTTTGTTCGGTGAAATTGCAAATCGCTGTCCACCCTTTTCCACGACCACTTCGCCCTGCGTGGCCCCGCCTGTGGGCTCGGGAGCGGGGGCCGTCCCGAGTTGAGGCACCGCACCGCTTGGGTGCCGAATGCCCAGTACGGGTGTTTGTGTCTGGCCAATTCCTAGAAAGCCGCCTGTGGGTCTGGTTCCCGCCACGTCGTAGCCCATGGCGCTTGCTGCCTGCTGTAGTTGTTCTGGGGTGGCCCCGGCTTTAGCCATCTCAAGCATAATGGCATTGGCTTCTTTGAAGGGTGTGGAGGGCATGCGGCGCGACTCGGTGTTGAGCGCCTGGGCTTGCTGGCGCATCTGGTTCTCGGCCTGGCGTTGTTGGGTGAGCGCCCCAAGCTGCGCCTGGGAGATTTCGAGGCGTTGTTTCATGCCTTCGTTTTGGATGTCCCGCTGTCCCTGCCCCATTTCGTTTTTGAACTGCGCAAGTGCGGCCTGGTTTTGGAATTGCGTGGCCTGCTTGTCTTGGACGTTGGGCGCGCCCGAGAAGCCCAGCTTACTCAAAAGGAATCCTTGGAGCTGGGGGTCAAGTCCGTGGACTTGCTGGAGTAGCGGCGCCAGGAGTTTCAGTTGGTTCGCCGCCTGAGCATCCAGGATGTTCTGCTGGGCCACGCCAGCGGCGAGACGCCCTTGGTGTGCCAGATACGCATCTTGCTGCGCTGGGTCACTAATGGTGACGCCCTGGGGCGCCCGGGGATCGAAGGTCGCGCCTTGGGGCGCGGGGCCGCCCGAGCGAAGCGCTTCGGTTATTGCATCATAGATGTCTGCCATGTGGGTCTCCTAATATTCCCAGCCGGTGGGGGCCTGAGCCCAGGATGAGTAGTCGCCTTCATTGTAGCCACCCTGGTACGCACCCGTGACGGGGTTATATTCGGCCGTCGGTGCCGGGTACGAGGGGCCGCCCTGTGGGGGCGAGAAGGTCCCGAGTCCTGCGGACGGAGCGCTTTCGTAGTAACCGTTTACGGGGTTATATGTGGTACCTGATCCGCCCCCGAGAATGCGGCTTAAAAGGTCATAGGAGCCCGCATTAGACGCAGCAGGAGCCCCGCCTGTGGACGTTCCGCCATAGGGCGATGAGTTGACGCCAGTTGTGGCGCCGCCACCCCCACCGCCATAAAATAGTTTGTCTAGCGCACTGCCCCCACCTTGCTGTGGGCCGGTATAGGGCCGTTGGCTAAGTACACCAAAGGGATCGGAAATGCCCCCGCCGCTGAAGCCGCCGCCCCCTCCACCCGAACTGGTGAGTGCCCCTTGACCCTGTGAGAGTTTGAGAGCGTCGATAAGTGATGAGACCTGGCCCAGTGGATTTTGAAGCGCCTGCATTAGTTGAGGAAACGCCTGACCCAGGAGCTTGCCCGCAGCCTCTTCCCGGCGTCCCAGGATGTCCCCTTCGAGTTGTACGGCCGAGTTGCCGTACGCGCCGCTGCGCAATCCGCCAGCCGCCCGAAACGTATCCGTAAGTGACGTTCGTGCACGTTCTTCGCTCGGCTGCATGGACTGGAGCAGGGGTCCCAACTGGCCCTGGAATAGGGGTGATGCCGTAGGGTTTTGGAGTAGGCCCTGGTACTGCCCCGCGAGGCTCTGCTGAAGGCCAGCAAGGGCAGCCGCCAGAGGGTTCGTTACTCCCGGCTGAGACATGTATATTTGTTGGGAAGACCGGCCCTCCTGTACTTGGGCCGAGGGATCATAAAAGCCTGCGGAAAATGCCATGGGTTACTCCTTGGGCGCCTGGCGCGCTAACGTTTCCTTGAGAATCTTGTTTTCGGTTTCGAGTTCCTGGATTCGCCGCTTGAGTGCCTCGATCGTGCTGTTGGCTCGCAAGGTGAAATCCGCTAATTCGTCAATTGAGATCATGGGTTCTCCTATTCGTCGTACCAGTATTGCATGCGGTCGGGATGTTCGGGACACCGGGGTTCGGAGTCTTTTATGGCCGCACTAACTTGCGACCAGTCGACGGGATCGGGAAACTCCCGCATGAACTCGTGTTTGCCCTCAACGCATTCTAGGGATAAGGATACCACATTACACCAATTTACGCAACTCCACGAGTACGGCCTTGATCCTAGGGTCTATTTGCGGCCCCTGGGGCGGGTTGATGGCCAGGTCGAGCTTGGCATCGAGCGAGGCATATAGGTCGACTTGATCCGCAGGGCTATCGAGGGCAGGACCATACAACACCCGGTGCCAGGCTCCATTGCTGAAGCGGTATTCGCCGTCGCCGAACACGTAGAGCGTGTCGCCGTCTACCACGGGCACAGGGATATTTACTATGTCTGCTTTCGAGGCGACATGAAACTCGCGCCTGGGTCCCGCAGGAGGGAAAGGTGAAATCGGTCCCGGCGACTGGTACATGGCAGCTAACGAGGGATCAGCCCCGATGGCGCCTGCAATTATTGTCTTTCGGTTGTTGTGAGTTACGACCAAACGTAGCGCGCCGGGTATGCTGCTATTTTCCCAGGTGATCTGACCCTGGTCCTGGGGCAGGTCGGGCGCCTCGAAGATCGGTGGGTCGTCGGGCAATCCATCCGGTACATGTAGCAGCACCCCATCACTCCAGAAATCCCCATGGATTGCACTCAGTCCATAACGAACTGCGAATTTCGCGCCGTCAAATACATTTGGCATAGGATATGTTTTCATTACTCACCTACGTACGCCATTGAAAATTGAGTGCGCGTGTCAGCGACTATCTTGGCATCCGAGCCTCGTTCGTGGTACACTTGAAGGGTCACATAGTCTCCCGCCGCAAGTGATACAACGACAGGCGAAGCCGTCATAAAAAGCCAATTACCAGAAAATTCGCGTGTTTCGTCATTTTCCGAAGTTAAAGTTACATCATTTGCCACGATGTTAATTAAGCGCCCAAACGCCGCAGCAATATTTTCCCAACGAACACTACCCGAAACAATGTATTTACCGGCAATGGGTGCGAAAAGCCTGTCTGTCAGTGTGATGATGCTGTGCAAATTGTCAGTATCAAACTGCTCAGTGTTAAAGGTAACATTGGTACGGGTTGCGGTAGTGATGGTTTGATCCGTAGTTAGCTTATAGACTGCTGCGGTCGAGTTAAGATACCGGCAGCGGTTCTGGCCCTGCATACGGAACCGCCCGCCAGGGTGCTGAATTATGTCCAGGCCCGGAACCCCAAAATTATCCATTAGTATTGCCCCGCCACTACGGTAGATTTGAAGCCTGCCGCCACCGTGGTCCCAAGGGTCATGTAAATTCGATAGCCTGCCGGCAAAGCAAAACCCACCGTGATTTCTGTCGTACCAACTTCGGCTACTTGGCTGACCGTTGTCGCAGCCATGGTTTTGTCTTTAAACTGAGTGTTGTTGGTGGCAGTGGCCGTTGTCGCGCCGTTGTTAATCCAAAGCCTAGCCACCGAAGCGGTGTTGGTACCCAGGGCTTGAAGGATAACTTTGTCAACATACGAGCCATTGGTAGCATCAGCCGTGAATAGAAGGTAAATGGTGCCCGCCGTGAGGTCCGTGGTGGTATTGGCGGTAAGAATTGGCGTCGCATCACTTAAACCAATAAGGGGTGCTTTGCTAAAAATCGGTACTGTGTTTGCTGCCATTGTTACAACCTATATGCGATTTGTGGCACTGCGATGTGCAGGCCGTAATTAAAAGACGCCGCTGAAGCTATCCAATCAAGTACTCCCGAACCATCTGTCGAAAGCACTTCGCCCGGATCGCCATCATCCGCAGGTAGCGTGTAGGTGATGTTTCCCGCCTGGGGCTGCACCACAAACTCAGTGTAGTTGGTGCCACTGCCACTGGCCTCAAGAAGGCGTAGGCGCGAGGCCGTTGCCCCGCCACCAATGATGATGTTTCCGCCGCCTGTGGCCAACGAGGCCGCTCCCGCCGTTGAAGTGGTGCCGTCGATATTGAGTATTAGTTGCGATGTGTTGGCCCCGGTGTACAGCTTTAAGGGCCTAACGGTTCCCGTGCCGTCCGCATTGCTCACGAGCGCAAAGTGTGGTCCCCCGGTATCGTAAGTAAACTGGAGCAGTTCACGGTTCGTGACGCTCGCTGGCGTCCCCTTGGCGAACATGTTGATGGACATGGCGTCGGTGCCATCTCCATCCTTGGTGTAAAGTTCGATGTTGTGAGGAGCCCCGCTTGTCTGTGACTGAATACTCAAAAGCCGTAGATCACCCGCACGGCGAGCAATATCATAGGCTTGGCCGCTAGCAAAGTCGCTGCGAATAGTCCCGATGACATGCAGTTCCATGGCAGGGGCATTGGTTTTTATGCCTAAGCAATTGTTACTATCGTCCCAAAAGAAATTGGTGTTATCTTCTTGGGGCAGAAAATCACTATGGGCAAAGAGCACACTACCCGCCGTGAAGGTGCGCGGCACATCATCCAGGGTCGAGGTGCCAGTCCAATAGGCGAGGCGATTTGCAACGCCTGTACCCGTGACAAACGAGCCGCTCGTCGGCATGCACACTTCGGTGCCGGCGTCGTTCTTGTAACAGAGTGTGGAGACGCCGCTGCCGTTATCTTTGGCGTAGAATGCCACGACATTAGCAGGCACCTGGGCATTCGTCGGCGTCGTCGTCTCTTTGAGACGAAACGGCGATATATGTAGAACCCACTCTTGGCCGACTTCAAGCACTAGAATGTTTCCTTAAGTTGTCGTACGACTTCGGGCCAGCCTAGTTCTTTCGCACTGTTGAGAATTGTTTCGCGCGCCTTGCAGGCGCTACACTGCTTTACGCCGATCTTGTTTGTGACCCACTTGACCGCACTGCCCCACATGATGCCGTTACGTTCTATCATCGCGTCGACTTCGTGGCGTGCAACGGCGCCGTCACACGTCCAGTCGATCTTGCCGGTGTTGAGGGCGCCCGGCGAGGGCCGATGGGCCTGGCCTTCGGGCACCTTGTATTCGTCGCCGGAGGGCAATTTCCAAATGATACAAGCCATGGTTATGATTTCATTATTACAGTGGTGACAGTGCCCAGAGAATCCGTAACACTTACCGTATTGCCGTCACTTAGTCCACATGGAACACAACCCGCCGCGATCATGGGTGCGGTACGTTTGTCGTTGACCGCACCATAGGCGCTGACGGCCGCGCAGTCTGGCGCTGCTACGGTCGCACCGCATGACACGGTGGTAAAGAATCCGCTGCCACTGATGGCATGGCCTGAATGGGTGCCACACGAGCAGGCGGCATCAGCAAAAACAAAGTTGGCGGCTGTGCCCCCGCCCAAAAGCGAGCCACACTGGATCAATGCGTCGTTGCAACCATAGGAGTTTTCAGTACCTCCAATGGCGTGAGTGGTGCCGATCGCATGTCCACAGCCGACGCTTTCAAGTGATTTTATGTAGGCGACCCCAGCTGTGCCGCTGCCTGCGTTGGCGGGTGGTGCCACACGAGTACTGCTGCCCGAAGTCCCAGAAAGTGAGACGCTTCCTGTGTTGCTCCAGGTGTAGGGGCCGCGTCCGCCACATGCCATTAACTGGGCGCCCTGGGTAGCCGCCGAGCAGTTAAGGGATTTTGTGGGATTGGCGGAGCCGTTAGGATTACAGACTATGATGGTAAGCTCGCCATTAGTGCCGGGTGTACAGGTACAGCCGTTGCCCGTGGTACTGGAGCGGCCGCCCGCGCCGCGCTGTTCACCTGAACCACCAGGTGTGCCAGGACGACTCTTGCCTGAGTTTGAGTTATCGTTGATACCCCCAGGGACAATTCTTTCCCTGATGCTGCTGCCGCTGGTGCCGCCACTCACAGGACTAGAGAACGCCTCGTCGCCCGTAAAGCCTATGCCCTTGGGCCATCCCCCGATGCCTACCGTGGTGTTTGGGGGAATAACAAAGTTAAGTTCGACGGTTGTGTCATCGCAGTTGGGTAGCGAGATTGAGTTGACGTCTTCGTCAGTCACAATGTCGATCGAGGCACAACCCTCGTAATCAATGCAATCGACCACCAGGGCACCATCACTGATACATGCGGTGCAGGTCTGGCCGTTGGGCGAAATGAAGCGATTGAGTCCTACTTCGATGCGGTCTGCAAGTTCGTTGAATGACTCTGGTGTAACCTCTTGGTCTACGCGCGGCATCACCACGGGCGAGAGCTGCCCGCGCGCCGCGCTACACGAATGCGCCCATACCGTAACGGCGGATGAAAAAGTCGACCCAAGGTCGTCGCTCATCTTGTACCAGTATTTGGTCCCGGGATCAAGTGTCGCATCGGTGTAGCTGGTAGCAGTGGGTACGATGTCCTGGGTCAAGACAGAGTATGACGAGCCGTTCGTGCTGCGATAGATACTAAGCCCGCTGCTGCCGGCGTAGGTCCAGCGCAGTACCGCATCAGTTTGCGACACTGCCTCGACTCGGACGTTTGTTGGCGCGGCCATTAGACTACGGCCGCCTTACTGCCCCCACGTTCAGGCAAGTTCCGATCATCGTGCACGGGGATTATCTCCAGGCCGATTCGTCGCAGCGAGATTTCACCCGTCGTCGAGGGGTGCAAAGAAACCTTAAGATTAAACCAATCAGCATACAGATTCGGCACGCGGTAAAAAATCTCTGTGTAAAGGTCATCGGTCGCGCCTCCCTTAAGGTGGAAGTGTTGGGGAAACTCAAAGGTTTCGCTGAAGTCCCGGGCTACTGAGACCCGTATAGTCCCGGCAGGAACTTTTTTAAAGACGAGACGTGCTCCCTGAAGAATGCCCTCTTCTCCCAACCCCTGCCAATTAGTAGTGACGTAACGTGAGATGGAAGTCCCATCGTCGTCCGAGCCAACATCAAACTCCTCCACGAGGGTAGAAGTCGAAAGCAGGACAGTCGGGGATACGAGGGCGGTGGGACGATGTTCGACCGCAGCAATAACCGTTGTTCCCATTCGCCCACGAGAAAACTCACCGGACCGAAAGTTATATGCCACGTAAGAATCGAGAAGCTGCCCAGACTGCCCAGTTCGATCATACAGGAGGTAATAGGTGTCCGCGACAGAATCGACGACCGCACGGGCATATTTGAGCTTCCCCAGGGAAAACGTTGGGGAGAGAGTATTTGAGAGATGTTCATAAGAGATCGGTTTAACCTCTTGTGGTGTCACTAGGTAAAGAACGGCGTCACTCCCCAGGAAAATGTGCGCCGCATCTGCAACCGCAGCGACGCTCAGGGGCGCGATGCAGCCGGTGTCGATGGGAACTTTCTCTTGTTGGAAGCGGACCTGGCCGCCGATGAACCGCACCTTGACGATACCGTCGTCCTTGTAGCAAATGAGATCGCGCCCGAGACGTTTCATGGCTACGAGATTCCCGGGGGTTTCGTCGAGTACCAGTTCGTTGCCCTCGCAGAGTGACCAGTCGTTGTCCCAGTCGTCACTGTAGCGAATCATGCGATGTCCGTCGAATACATCAGTGAAGGCGCCGCTGTCGCTCACATTGCCCAGGAACAAAAACCCGAGGTACGACTCTATGCACTTGGCGTAGGGTGACGTTCCCGAGGCGATAGAGGCAGTATTGCCCGTTCCTGTGTACTTGCGTGGTAGGTCCTCGCCCTCGTTGGTAAATACGAGAGTGTCGTCGATGATGGTGAATTGGGGGCGCGTGGTAGAGGCGCCGGTAAGGTCCGTACCTGTGATGTCATCCCAGGCGACGGTGCCGGTGTTGAGCACACGCAGTTTCGTCGGGGTCATGCGTACGAGTAGGTTCGTGCCCGATGCTTTGGCGTAGTGAAACAGTCCGAGGATGGGTGTGGTATCGCTCGCCGTCGAGATCGCAAGGTACTTGGTGAGGCCACCGCGCGCGATAACGTGCCCAAAACGGTGCTTGACGTTAAGTTCGTCGGGCGTGTGGGTCGGGGGCTGCCCCGGCGAATTCGCGTCGTTAAGGCCCTTGAAGTCTTGGAGCCAAAGTGTTTTTGCGGGTGATGGCATTAAATGTTCCCCAAGCCCTTGATGCGAACACGCAGCTCGACCATACGGGTAGAGTCGTTCGACGTGGTAGTGCCGCGACCAGTAAAAGTGACCCGGTAGTCCTCACCGTCAGTCCCGCCTTTAAGAATAGACGTAAGGACCATGCCAGAGCGTGTGGGTGTCGTAACAATAGTGCTGCTCGCATCCGTGCCCCCAGAGTCCACAGCAGTGACGACGCTTGCACTGGAAATGGAGGTATCCCCCGTAAGATCGTTGACAAAGTCCACTGGGTACGAGGTTTCGTCATTAGGGTGTTTGTAGAGAACTTCGTGCACATGTGCTCCTTATACCCAGATTTGGCGCCCGAGGCGGGTGCGCCGTCGAAAGTCAAAGGCGCCGCCCATGGGTACCCAGGTCAGGCGATCTTGGCGCTCGCGTTCGAGCGAGTGGCGATGCAGCTGCGACTGCTGCTCGCGAAACTTCGCGGCCCAGCGATCGGCGTCGGGGTACGATTTTTCGTACTGCTCGCAGCCCCACACTAGCGCCCCATAGATTAGGGCCTCAGGAAAGCGCTCCGTCAGTTCGTCGGTCCCGGTGGCGCCAGTGTTGGTCGTGGGGTTGCTGGTCCATTCATAATGCCACAACTTGAAGTTATAGATGGCGTCGGGCGTTGGGAACAGTTTGAGAGTCGTGTTGTCGACGATAGCGATCAGGGGCATGTTTTCTTCGTCGGTCGCAAACATCGTCTCGGCCTCTTCCTGGGTTACGTCACCGACGGTTACGTCCGTCCATACGGTGTCACCGCTCTCCTTGACGCGCAGTGCGCGCAGGTCCTTGAAGTTCGGCAGGTTAAGGCCGTTCGAGGTGGACGTTGTGATAGAGTAGTCCTGTTGTGATGCAACGCTATTGAAGGTCTTTGTGGCGCGCATCCAGTAGTAACCGCCGTTCGAGTTCTTTTCGATTTCGCGGCGCGCGCTCCCGAGCGCAAGGTCGAGCATCACTGACGGCCAGCCAATGCGACCGAAGTGCTCGCGTACCGAGTCCTTGATTTCACCGAAGTTCATGCAAGCTCCTTATTTGTGTAGCTCTACCAGTTGGCGCAAAAGTTCTGTCATGGTGGTTTGAGACACAAGCAGCGCGTCCATAAACACTTGGATTTTCCACAGGAACCATATCGAGACGGCGACGGGGAAACCCACGGCCTTACAGAACACGAGGAATTTTTCAGGGTCCATGTTATTGCTCGACGGTTAGGTCCTAGTGATTACACGAGAAGCTGACCACGATTGTGAGCGTGGGGTCGGTAGAACCAGAAAGCGAGATTTGGTACCACAAAAACCCACAGTCCGACACGGCAACGCTCTTGATGCCGTCCGAGGTGATGGTTTTGACCGTCGGCAGGGAAAAAAAGGTAACGCCGTCGTTCGAGGCTTTGAGTTCGACGGTACCCGAGCCGAAGTTATTACCACCCCCGCCGATGGCCAGAATAGTCATGGCGCGAATTGGATATTCGGGGCGAAAGTTGTACACGTCGTCATCGGTCGTGGTAGTTGCCGTGACCGTGACCGTCTCGATCGCTTCGAGCGGATTAGAATGAACGATTGTTGCAAAGGCCATGGGTTCTCCTATTGATTATAGGCGATGTTGACGACAGCGACGGACGTGCCGGTGATATTGGAGAGATTGACTCGGTACCAGAGGTACCCCATATCAGTCACAACCGTCGACGCAAGACCCGCCGCCGTAAGGGCAACGGCCGTCGGCAACGCGAAGAAGTTCACGCCATCATTGGAGCCCTGGAGACTTAGGGTGCCACCATTGTCATTGCCGTCCCCTTGAAGCGTTATGGCACGTATGGGATGTTCTGGGCGAAAGGTGTACGTTGTGGCCGTAGTGAAGGTCACGGTGATCGTTTCGACACAACGCACGTTGTTTACGTGAACGGCAGATGAAGCCATTAGAGTTTTTCCTTTGTGGTTTTGTACTGGACGTTCGCTCGTATGGTGTGGTGTGACAAAAGGATGGCGTGGAGCCTGTGGCGGCCCCCAGTAACTAGGCCATCAGTGACGGAGATTGGATCGCCGGTCGCGTCATAGACCCACTGCCCAGACTCCATGGCGCGAGCGTAGCGCATGATCTTGTCGAGGCGCGTGGGGTAAAAATTACGTCCGTTGGAGTACTGCTCCCAGCACGCGGCGATTAGTTCCATGGCCCGCTGAGGCGTGATGTCCTCGACGGTGTCGGTAACGTCGTACTCGGCGGGCTCGCCCGGCAGTCGCACGCGACCTGAGAGCGGCCCCAGGTCCGTGCGGTGCGCGAAGTTCTTGCGAACGAGCGAGATGATGTCGTTATTGGTCAGTTCGGGTAACTGGGACATCGAGCGATTCTCCTGTGGCGACGGCGCTCTGCAACTCTCCAAGCGTTACGGCATCTTGCGCGAATGCAAGCCAGTGCTCGCATTCCTGAATGGCCCCGTCGGTTGCCGCAAGGTCGGCGAGAAGGCCCTGACGACCCTCTCGCAAACCCGTGAGGCGTTTTTCCAGGTGCTGAACGCTAATGTTAGGCATTTGCGTAGAGCTGGATGTGGTACAGGGTGCCGCTGGCCACCACTTTAATGGTACCACTCTTTGCGTTACCTGTTTTGTCGGTATTCGTGGTCATCGTATGGGTGCCGAGGGCCGCGCTGAAGTTCACGAATGCTTCCCAGCCCACCGCGCCCTCACTGTTTTCGATGTCCGCAAAACACACTTGACCCGTGACAGTCGCAGCGATTTCGGCGCGGGCGCGTATAATCGCGGCGTTGCCGGTGATGGTCCCAGAGCCCGTGGCCCCGAGATACACGTTAATGCCGCGCAGATCATCACTCAGGTTGCCGGCGCCACTCTTTACTTCAGAGTCGATGCCGAGGCCGTTGACGGTGTTGCCGCTGATGCCGGCAGCAAGGCGGGGCTTGAACTGCGCCCCAAACACCTCACCCGTTGTGGTGACGGTTTGGTTCGGTGTTACCTGCATGCCGATGCTGTCGCCCGTGGCCTGAGTGTAATCGCGAGAGTTGATCGCAACGGTGCGGTTATCGCGATGCGAGTTGATTTGCGTGTTGACGTTGTCGCCTTCTTTGAGGCGTCGGTAGCGCGAGATGCGAATACCATGATTTGGTACTATAAAAGCCATCGAATTGTTCTCCTATTCCGCCCGATGGGGGCAGGTGTAAAAGAAAGGGGGCCGGGCCGTCACCCGAGCCCCCTCGTTGCATTGCTCCCCGATGTGTTGTGGTACGGCCACAGCGGGGTGGTAAGTTCGTTCGTTAGATCGCCTGCGCCGTCTCGGCAACCGTGGCGGTCCAGACGTTATCCGGCCGACCATCTACCTCGCCGTCGATGCGTAGGATGATGAAGGGGATGTAGGCGCCGCCCGCAGAGACCGTGTCGATGGTCGCTTGGAGGGTCAACACCTCGCCTTGTTTTACGGTAATCGGGAAACTGCCCGGGAAGGCCAGCAACACGTCACCGTTGTCGATGTCAGTGGAGGCGGTAATCGCCGTCTGGGCCTCTTTCACGCCGTTGCCGGCCTTGAGAGACGAGGTCGCCGAGGAGTCCATGGTAAGAGATACCACGGCTGTATCGGCTCCGCCGATCGCGCTTTTCTTGGTGATCGAAACGACAGGCGAAGCCGCCGAGTGAACCACGAAATCCTCAGTAACTAACACGCCGAGCTGTAAGATCGTCGCGTTGCACGGGATAACGAAGTCCTCGATGTCGGCCGCTGCCGTTTCAACCTCGACCGCAGTAAGTTGCGAGCCGAGGATCATTAGTCCATCAGTATAAGCCATTTGTGTATTCCTTTCCTTTCTTGGGATTAGGTGCTGCGCACGACAACGATATGGTCTTCGCTGTCGGTCGAGAAATCCCACACGTTTTCAAAGCCCAAGAGCGCATACCAGGCCACGCCCTTGGAACGACCGTAGTCCTCGGGAATCTTGGCCCGAATCTCTTCCGCAACCGCAACCGCCTCGATGACGGGATCAGCGCCGAAGAAAATCGCCTCGCCGAGAACGCTGGAAGAACCCACCCCATTGGATAGGGCAGAGGTGTTGTTCGTTTCGATGAACCGCACACCGTAGAAGCGGCCGACTTCGCCCGTCAGGAGACGTTCGGGATCAGCGTACTTCACTACCTCTTCGAAATCTGGGTCGTCTTTGATGCCGCGCAGCGCCTTGACGCTCGCAATCGCGACATAGTTCTCACCGTCCCAAGGCGGAACGGGATTGCCCGTACCGATCGCGCCGTAAATGCCCGTTTTCATGGCATCGACGATTTCTTTCACATGGAACACGTTGAGGTTCGCGGTGGCGGAGGTGTTGACCGTGCCGTCAAGGTCAAACGTTCCCGCGCTGGCGGACGTAGGCGTGTACGAAACATCGCTTTCCTTGAACTTAGTAGCGACGGCCGTGTCCATGACGCGCGCCATATCGTTACGAAGGGCGACGGTAATCATGTTGTCGACGCTGAATTCGCTCAGGTCGTCGAGCTTGCCGGTATAGGGAATCGAGTTGCCGTACTCGCTCATAACCAACTGGCCCCGACGGAGCAGAATGTTGGTTTCAGGAATGCGACTAGCCTCGGAGATTGTTCCACCCGTGGTCTGTACGTTCGACACTTTGTTGAAATCAACGGTGTCGCCGCGTCCTTTACCGATGGCTTTTTCCATGCGGGTAAACTGACGGAATTTGTACATCGGCTGGGTGGCATTACGAAGGGTCTTGGACAGCTTCGGGTTGGCGAGATAGCCACCCGTCGCGTTCATAGACCAAACTTGACCTGCCATTGGGATACTCCTTTAGTGGTGAACTACACTCGCATCTTTTTCTGCATAAGAGTGGCGCGTTCCCGGATCAGTGTGCTGAGTTCGTCCTCGTCGGACGGCTCCGCCGCTACGGCGGGCGCGGCACTGGAACGTTGGGTCGGCGACTCTACATACGCAGCAGGGTCGAGCGTAGTGGTAGATGGTTGCCCCACGATGGACGCAATGTATTTGCGGGCCTCGGGGATAGCTAGTCTGAGACGCTGTTCGCTAGAGAGATTTTCGGGCTGTTTGCGGACGTACATCGCGACGATTTCTTCATGCCGCGCCAGGTCGGGATGCTCCGCTCGAAAGCGGTTCACGACGGCCTCGTTGGCTGAGTGTGCCCTGACCTCGCTCATTACCTGCTCCCGAGTGCGGCGTTCGATGTCGCGTAGGACCTCAGAGGGTCGGGTGAGCAGTTTTGCGGCGAGTTCGGCTTCACGTTCGTTGTCGCTCTTTTGCGACGGATACAGGTCCGTAAAGCTGCGCTCAGGCTGGGCCTGGGGCGCTGGGGCCATTGTTGCGTAGGCGTCGAGCTTTGCCTCAATGTCGGCGAGTCTACGAGCCTGATCTCGGTTCTGGGTTTCCAGTTCGAGGTATGCTTTGTCACGGTCGGCGGCACTCTTGAACTTTTCGATCTGGGTTCCCGGCTCGGTGCCTTCGAGTTGTGGGGTAACCTGCGTCTCTGTGACTTCCATTTTACGACTCCTTCGGTTGTGCCGCACGTCGTATGCGGGGCCGTTGTTTATCTGCCCGAGGTTGTGCCCGCTGCGCGGGGGCCTGGGGGTTACTGACGATATTGCGATTCGAGTTCACCGGCTGCCTCGTGGCCACGTTGCATGGTGGTTTCGAGTTCGCGCTGTAGATTGCGAATCGTAGCAATCTTGGACCGCAGGTCCAGAAGCACGTTAAGGTCCGGTGGTGCATCTTCGAGGCATTTGAGAAAGTACGCAAGTCGCGTGTCGAGCACGGGTGCGAGCGAGCGCATGATGGTCGCGGCGCCTGCACCGGCGAGCGACTCATCGTTAAGAATCCCGAGTGCCTCGGGTGTATGTATCCGGCGTGGTGCGGCCATTATTCGCTTATGATTTGTACACCACACTCGGGTGTAATGGTTATCTGGCCCTTGAAGCCGTCATTGGTGTGGGCGGCGGCGACGTGGCCCGAGCCGGTCATCGGAGGCCCACTACCCTCAACACAAAACGCACCGCTCGCAGAACCCTCTGCGTTAAGCTTGTCGAGACCAAAAGTGCTACAGCCACTAAGTCCCACAACCAGATACATAACTGCCAGAAAACGTATCGCATTTTTCATTAGATCGTCCTTGATTCGACTTCGATGCAATCGGCGAATACGCCGCGCACGAAGCGAGGATCAGTGGTTATTTCGACGAGGCGCTCGTTGCCTTTGGCCATGCAAGCATCGAGTGACTTCATTTCGGTTTTTTCGACCTTCAGGTCGCCTGCGAACAAGTAAACAAGTAGAAGAAAAATTTTCATTGGTGATTAGCCCTTGTGGTGCTTGAAATATTCGATCTGACCGATTCGCTTGTGCGCTCCCGCGCGCGAAAGATTTTTGCCCATGCGGCGGCCGCTTTCGCTGTACACGTCGTATGACCCCCGGGCGTTGCCTCGGATCGTATTGTGGCCTTCACGTAAGCACCCCTGGAAGTGGCCCAAATACTCGACATGCGCCCCGAGTCGGGGCAGTTTGCCGGGCATTTACTTCGCCTGGAACTCTTTGTTCTTGGCGACATGTAGAAACGACTCGGCGCTCGAAGGTGATGCTTTGCCGTGCAGCACGGTGCCGACGCGACCTTTGGGGCCGGGCCACTTGCTGCCAACGCGCTCGCGCTCACTCTTGAGTTGGAGCGGTTTGCCCGTGGCGTCTTTGCCAGCGTCGAGCTTCGAGTAGCCGTCTGCCAGTTGGCCCTTGGCCTTGGGTGAAATCGTTATTTTGGTCGGGTCAAAGTCATCGTGCTCGGCATGTTTGTCGAGCCATTCGTTGCGAGATGCTACGCGTTCGGTTGCCATATGTGTGTTACCTTTCCTTAAAAGATACCATTTGTGGAGTCACGTGTCAAGAGGGTTGGCACCGGGGGGCTATTTATGAATCGCCGCCCCCTGGTAAATGGGCGATCGTACCGCACGGGGAGGAGGCCGTGGGTACTAGCTGTTACCCTAAAGCTCCCATAATTGCCATGGGATTCCCTTGTGCTCCACCCTGCTCGGCTCCCTGCTCACCCGCGACCTGTTGCGCTGGGGTGGGACCGGTGCCCTGTTGTGGAAAGCCTTGGCCGCCCTGGGCGCCCTGTTGGCCCATTACCTGGACCGAAGGTGCGGGCCGGAGTAGCGCGCGCTCGGGGTTCCAGCCGAGGGCCATGGAGATGTCTTCGAGGACGTAGTCGACGTTGAGGCGCTGGAGCATCCCGGGGATGTGGCCCGCGAGTTGCAAGAACTGCCCTACTTGTTCAAGGGATTTTTGTTTGTCCAGCATGATGCTTATGCCACGCGCCTTGAACTGAAAGCCCTCGTCGGCCGCCATCAGGATGTAACGCTCGGCCGGTGAGAGGGTTTGCAGCATCATCGAGGCTTGAGGGAAGTTTTCGACCAGACGGGGCATTGTATAGTTCGTGTGAAACTGGTAAATCGTCTTTGCTCCCAGCTCCAGCAGCGGCTCAATGACGGTTTCTTCCACGGTACGAGCGGCATCATCGAGCCCTTCGAGAGCCTGCGATGTCTTTGTAGAGACCTCAGTGGCAGTCTTGCTTCCGCTCCCCCCGAATCCAGAAACGAATTCAGTGATCTGTGTCCCTTTCTGGAAGATACTGTCGAAGTATGCCAGCGCATGGATGGCCTCGTGTGGCATTTTGCCCACGTCAACAGCCCGTACAAGGGGCTTGTCCACGGGTCCTGATTTGAGTCCACTTTTACGAAATGTCTTCCCGGGATACACACCATCGGCTGCCTCCGCCTGAGAGTAAAGTTGGTCAATGTCGATTTCGAATGCCTTGATGGCGTCGAACATGGCGCCGTCCGCAATGAGGTTCGAGAGTTCCGTAATCATGCAGGCGACGCCCGCCACGTCTTCGACGATGCCGCGATTGTAAGTCGAGAATGGTACCACGTAGGGCGTACCGACGACGTAGGGCGCGCAGCCGTGAAAGAAGGGATTCGCCCGGGGCTTGCGAATGATCTCGACGGGGTCACCGTTCGCGCTGCACACCACGGTGAACGTCGCGTCGCGCATCAGAATCTTGCCCTCTTCGTCGAAGATGTCGCCCCAGTAGTGGTAAAGATTGACGCTTTTCATGAACGAGTTTTTATTGGTCGCCGGAAGTTCGCCCTTGCGCTCGGCGTCTTCCTGGGAGTTTACGTCAGCGGAACCTGCATTAGGTACGAGCCGCGCAACGGCCTCGATGTCATAAATACCCTTTTTTGCCATGGCTTCCAAATCTGCAAGCAAAGCTTCGGTACGCTCGATGACGTATCGACCTTCACTCCCTGGGACCACCCAAAACTTGAACGGATCGACAGCTCGAAGTCCCAGTTTACCAACAAGCCTCTGGCCGCGTTTTGGTTTAGCAACTTGCTTGGTTTCATATCCTGTCTCCAGACCGAACGACTCTGTAGGAACTTTACTCTCTTGCATTTCGACGGTCAAGTCGTTGACCCAACAGTACTCCCACCACACTTTCATTATGATCGTTGAAGTGATGAGACCCACCTTAAGTGCCGAAGTGAACTCTCGCACAAATCCGGCGCGGTCGAGCCAGTAATCCAAAAGGGAACGCGTGAACAAACCCTGCTGATAACCAACCCGGGATTCCGCTTCGACCCCAAAAAAGTTACGCATGCGAACGAGCGCGCGACGAAAGGTCGCTGCTGCGCGGTCGACGGCTTGCCGTACCAGTGAGATGTTGACCTTTGATTGCCAGTTCGCTTTGCCGCTCCAGTCGTACTGACCGTTGTACAAATCCCAAGACTGCTTCCAGACGGCCTCACGAGGCCGCCGCGCCTCATCAGCGGCCGTGTAGACATGCGTGAAAAAGGCGAGAGCGGTCTCATCGTCCACCACGGCGGTTTTGGTCTTTTGCTTTGCACCTTCTTTTACCTCGTCTTGGGCGAGTTGTACGCCGGTATAGGTAGAACTATTTTGTGCCATGTTGGGTGTGTTCCTTTATTGAGTTAGCATTTCTGAAACCATAACTGGGAGATTTGATTTCGGGCACCGCAGTACCACTCAGGTCCATTTCCAGGACTCGCGTGGCCACATACTGTAGGGCGTCGGCCGGATGTGAGTAGATGTTTTTCTCGGGCTTTTCTCTGAGTTGTCCAGATACATTATAGGAATAGTGGTAGCCGCCGTCCATGCCACCGATGACCATGGGGCACGATGGGTCGATCAGCATCGCGGGCTCGCCGCGCACCACGCGACTCAGGAATTTGCGTACGGCCTTGAGACGCTCCGCCGGAACCTGCACCCCGGGAGTGACGTTCATGCGGTATGTCGACGTGTTCGCGAGCATCGACACGGCGGTACGTTCGTCGTTCGCCGAGCGGGCGAAACCTGCGGGGTCTACTACTTCGTAGTACTTGCGCGACCCCGGAAACCACTCAATGGATTTCGCAGCAACCTCTTCGAGAAACCGTTCGAGACCCATGCCCGATTCGCATATCTCTCGGAGCACCACCAATCGCATCCCCGGCCATAATTGGGTAAACACACATGCGGGATATAGACCGAAGTCCCATCCACGAATAATAGGTAGTTGTGACTGGGCCACGAGTGGCGCGGTAGAAACGTGGAAATTACGCTTGAAGTCTTCCGAGAAAACCGGCTTGCCTCGAAAACTTTGCCAGCGAATATTGTACTCGCGTTCGTAGTTAGCGACCGAAGTTCCTTTGCGTGCTTCCGTGACGAATGCGTCACTGTCCTTGGAAGGGTCGCTTGAAAAATGAACGAGCGCGACGTGAAAGCCGTTTTGTACATTGGTCCACTCCCATATGCCGCGCGTGGTGTTGGTGACGACGGCGCCCTGGGGTAGGTCCGGGACGTATGCGATGCCGCCCGGGTTGCCCAGTAGTACGGCCGCGAGTGGCGAGACGTTACTTGACATTGGTGGTGCCGCTGGTGGTTCGGACTATGTCACCATAAAAATAGGGGGAGGGCGCTGGCTGTGGCTGCATTACCGGCAGGTATGGCGCCATGGTAGGCTGCTGTCGGAACTGCAACGCCGGTAAGCAGGCGGCGCATGTGCAACGCCGCTCGTTCCACCCGCGTACAAACGACCACTTGGGATGATGCTGTCCTTCGTCAAACATTATTCCTCCGCTATGTTAAGCCAGGGTTTCATCGAACACGAGTTTTTTATATGGACCATCTTGTGCTGAAGAGACGATGGTGAGACGCCCCCCACCTTCGATAGTGGGCCGAGCAGCACCAAGCGTTTCCATGGCGTCACCCCAAAATGCAAATTCATCAAAAAGTAGCGCAGAAGCGGTGTACTGTCGAAGCTGAGCGGCCCCGCTTGGAAGGCCCATGATGTAGGAATCCAGTCCGGGAAACTCCAGCGCGCAATATTTTGAGCGCATGATCGGTTTAAGAATTGTCCCGTCTGGGATATTCGTGTACATGAATTCACACATACGGACCAGACCATCACTCTTTTGCTCCTTGTCGCTGACGATAAAGATCGCACGTCCTGGGTGAAACATAGCATACCACAAATGCAGGTAGCACATCAACCACGAAAGCATCATGCGCCGACTCTTGGGTACAAGCAACATGGGGTTTGCTTCCCATATCCGCGTGATCTGTTCGAGGTGTTGTTTCGGGGGAAACTGTTTTACCGGCGTCCGCGCGTCCGTCTGGTCAAGCGTAAAGATTTTGCCCTCGCGTATGGCGGCCCACGGGTCACTGTACCACCGCTTCATCGTGCGGGCGATCTCTTGGTCTTTGGTCAGTGTGGCCATTACACCAGGGTCCGTGCGCGATATGTCGGTGCGAGGTTGCGGCCGAACTCATCGGTCCCGAGTTCATTGATCTTGGCCCGCAGCCAATTGACGATAACGTAGCGTTGCTGGTCGGTCAGTTCGTTGGCCCGATGGATCGTGAGAATGCAGCGCCACTCCTGTGCGTCCAGATCGACGGGCGGCAGCGCCCGGGGCACCCGCGCCTTGCGGCGAGGTTTCTTAAGCGTCTTGATCGAGTCGCCCTTCGGCGACGGCGTTGGCGACGGCCGCGCCGATTTCCTCAAATTCCGCGTCTTCAAATGTTTCTCCCCCTTCATTAGTAGGTACGACTTGTGTGGCATGTGGTACGGTCACTGGGTCAGACGGCACAGCGTCGGTGGCTCCCAGACGATTGAGTTCGCGAATGATCGATTCAGCATCGGCGGTAACCGTGAGTCGCTTCTCAATTTTGACGTAGCCGCTTCGATCAAGTATCTCCACCGCAGCTCGAAGGCGGTTACCGGGAGATACCGCAGTACGCATAACGTCTCGGACAACGTCAAGAGCCTCACCTGCGAGGCGTTCCATGCGTACTCGAATGCTTCGATCGGCAATCTTCGCCTGAAGTTCGTACTCACGCTGAAACCTGGGTTGAAGGGACAGTGCATCCAGAGTCTGCCGCGCAAGCCCCATGTCGACACATATGCTCTTAGGTTCTTGTCGTTCGAGAAGGCGACGAAGGATTTCAAGTTCTTGTTCCCCCAACTCCTCGCGTTCGTACGTCCGCGCGTCCATAGAATAGGGCGTCGCTTGCGTATGTGGTACGAGCGGCGCCTGCGGCCGTGGCGGTCGACGTATCCTACCCATACGGCCAGAATAGCATGCGCGGCGTGGCATGTCAATGGGTCTCTGGTGGTATGGCCCTCGGCCCCATCCTCGGGGCTCGGGGCTGTCCGTAACGTGCACTGCTTCACCCGAGGGCGTGCGGCCCTAATGGCCGCCGCCCGACAGGTGAGTCGGTTTCCCCGACCGACGCCCCATGTCCGCATGTCCGCAAATTTTTACGGACATCACTCTCTTATAGGGCTAAAATTTGAGGTGTCCGCGATTTGTGTAACTATGTGAAAAGGCGGGGATATTTGGGCGAGAATGGACAAGCCCGCCACGAACGACCCGTGTAACGTCGCGAATTCGTTAGGGAAAAGTGCGGACAGGGTGAAGAAGTGCTTTCAAGTTCCCAGAACTTCCCGCCGTCTGCGGCGGCCGAAATGTTCATAGGTGGTGCGCCGGCGGGCCCAAAAACGCGTGGTGCGGTGTACGGCGCGCAGAATGTTCGCACGGCATTTGTGGCGTTGTGGTGTGGGGTGCATTTGTGGTATGTGGTAGGTGGTGCGAGAAT